TACCACGAGCCAGAGCCTTGGTATAACGGGCCGAGAGGCTGTCATACAAGTTATCTTCGATTGCTTCTTCAGTAAGGGAAAACCCTAGTGCAATCGTTTCGTGGTTGTAGCGGGCCGTCCATGCTTCCTGGCCGTTGTCATAAGCGATGGCAGAACCTTCGTTTTTGACAGGTGCGGCTGAGAAACCAGACAGTTTTGTTTCCTCTTCGAAGGAACGCTCAGAGGTTTCAGTTTCAAAAATCTCTTTGTGCTCTTCTCCGTAGTTAGCGTACTCCAGACCAAACAATGCGTTCAGTCCAGGGAGCAGCTCTTTCAGTAGTTGTGCGCGTGAAATAGCCATGATTTAGCTCCCTTATACGCCAGTTGAGTTGTTGTACTGGTGCATAGTCGCATTAATCTTCACAATGACTTCTGGGAAGTTATTAGCAGTGGTTTCGGTGTCCCTAACCACATCAATAATACGAATAGGCAGAGTGTTCGTCGTGGCGGTTGAATCCAAAATTGCTACTTTGGAATCTCCCGTGGTTGTCGAACCTGCGTTTTGCACCAATGTTGCATTGTTTCCAATTGCAGTAATACCAACACCACTAATAACTGTGGTGCCAGAAACTACAGCGACTTGGAACAACGTATCAGGATCATCAGCAACGTAGGCAAAAATCTTTGTGCCTGACTTAATTGCTTGAGATGCTGGATAAAACTGTTGAAATTGAACTTGACCAGTAGAACTGTTTGTGAAAGTAACGCCAAGAAACACGCCACACGGTGTTGCTGTGGTCGTTCCTGTGTCTTTCTCAATAGTTCCATCGGACACCCTTTTTACCAGATCACCATAGAAAATGTTTGTAGCATAGCCACTTGCAATTTCCATCTGGCGAGTCTGTCCCGCAAAGACTTGTCCACCAATTAGATTGACGGGCTTTAGTCCATATGGGGCTGATACCGTAGGATAAGCCATGTTAAACTCCTAAAATTATTTGCCTTTACCAAACGATGTTGTAGACCTCTTCTCATTAAAAAGAGGCATACGAGCATCGCTCTCTCTCATAAAGTTGCTGTCTACAGCCTGGATATTGTCTCTGGTCACTTTAGTAAAATGTTCCTTACGTTGAACCATAAACTCAGACGGTATTTTGCAGAGCAGCAATCCTGCAATTTCAATGTTGTCCTTAAACTGACTATTGGCATCAGTAAGAAATTTAAATTTGGGTTGTTCTTCAATGCGAACAGGTTCCCAGCCTTCTCTCAATTTTGCGGAGACGTTTTTGGCGTCCTGTTGCCCCATCGAAGCTACACGAATCCAACGGTAATCATAACCAGGTTGTTTGTCTGGCTCCGGTAGTGCCGAAGCGGGTTGCCATGATTTAGGACGTTCTGCTTCAGATCGAATTTCAAGTTCGCGCGCAAGTCTGTTCTCAGCCATTTTGATTCTCCAGTCTCATTTTTTCCTTTGCATATTGCTCAGGAGTTAAGTTAAATCTTTTAGCAAGTGCTAATTCACTTTGTTTCAACACAACTTTTTTGGAAGAAGTGCTGCGAGACGCCGGAGCGACCACTGTGGCTGGTTTTTCAGTGCGCGCAACGGGCTTGCCGCCCCCGTTGGTCGTTTCTGTCCCGAACTCTTCGGGAAACTTCTCGCGCATCGTTTTGTCGATGCGTTGATAATACTCATCGGTTGTTGCATAGGCTAGACCGTGTGTGGTGGTCAGTTCCTCATGCAGTCCGAGAGCCATCGCGGTCATGACGCGATTTGGACCAAACCAAGGATTTCGTTCTTGCCACGAAACGGCCTTGGGGTCTGGTTTTTCAACCAGATTCCGTTGGTCTGGCACATTATTTACAGGAGTTTCTGTTTCTTGTAAAGGGGGTCGGTAACTCTTAATCTGCTGGAGTCGGTAATTAGCCTCCCCTAGCTTGGATTGAGCTTCCACAATCTTGTCGGAATCCCCGGACTCATAAGCCTCCTTATAAGCCCGTTTAGCAATCTCCATTTCCATTTCAACAGCATTTTTAGCTGTGTCCATGAAGGATTTTTCGCCCTCTGTGATGCGTGATTTCAGCCGTTTGTTCTCTTCAAACAGTTTTTGGGCCAGCGTAAGTGCTTCCTGCTGCTCCCGCATTGCAGCATCTTTGGCTCGCCGCTCATCGTGGTAAACCTTTTTCATTTGCTTGAGCCGAGCTTTAACTTTGTCGGAGTACTCTTCCAACTCGTCAGCATCTAACTCTTCCACCATGTGTTTGGGCATCGGATCGCGCCCACGGTCTTCTTCAGGAGTGTCATCCTGAATTTCTATATCAATATCGGGTTTACCCTTAGTTTCTACTTTTTCTTGTTGCGCTGCACCATTAGGTTTCTGAACCGGCGTTACTTCCCGTTCTTCGCCTTCAATCTCAAACTCAAAATTGTCTTTTTGCTCTGCCATGATTTACTCCTATTTGCGGCTGATTCCACGAGGATCTTCAACTACACCCTCGACAGAATCATCGTTAATGATCCGAAACTCTCGACCATGAATCTTGAGCCTCGTACCTGCGTGTGGGCGCACGAGAATAAAATCCCCTTTCTTACACCAAGGTCCGCTAGGAAAGCGTTCCTTGTCCTTATAACAATCTGGCCCCATCTTCATCACAAAAAGCACCGTTGTGAGGAGCTCTTCATGCTGGATGGTCATGTCGGATTTTAGGATGCCACCATCGTAGGCTTCTTCAATGTTAGGTATCCCGCAAAGAATTCGGTATCCAGACGGATCCGGCACCTGCTTAGCTTTGCGTTCGTCTGTATCTGGCAGAGTACTAACTTCACCTTCTTCGGTTGCGATGGCGAGTTCACTCATCGTCTTTTTCCATCCTTTTCTTAAGGTCTGAAACTATGGCCTCTGCACGCAGCAGACCTCGAATCTGCCCACAAAGGTTTTGATACCCTGCATAGTCGGCGGCTTTGCCACGACTAAGTTCTTCTTGAATTGCGTTTATTTCTTCACTGATTTTGGTCAGTAAAAAATCAACTGCGTCCACTATTGGTTACTCCTTTGTTTAGAAAGACGAAGTAGTTCTTTGCTTATATCTACGTTCATCTTTTCTTCATCTGCTTTAGATTTAGAGATTAAAGATGCCTGAGATTGCCGTTCTTGTGCTGCAATCCTTTCAAGTTCAACCTGTTGCTGTTGAGCTTTAAGTTGAGCGTCAGTCTGATCTTTAATAACTTTGCGCTCCAAATCTTTACCCTTAAGAGCAAGTTCTTGCATCTGCATCTGGATAATCGGATCTTGTGCCTGAGCCTGTGCTTGCTGCTGCGCCATAGCCGCACGGTTTTGTTGAACCAGTTGAACTGCAGCCTTAGCAACTAACCTAGACAGTGCTGCCTCCATATCTTCAGACAGCGGCTTGTCCTCATCCTTATTGTCCATAAGCGGTATTGGCGCACCTACTTGCTGCTCAATCATGTTGCGATATTGGTATCCGTAGTGCTCCATGATGTGAGCTTGCAAAGCCACTAAAACCTGTTGACCCGCTGGACTTTGACCAATTATTTGCTGGGTCATCGGATCTTGCATAAACGCTTGGTGAGTAGCGATATGTGCCTGATGATCTTGATAAGCAAAAGCCTTAAGCGGTTTACCTTTAAATGAGTCCATGTTCTCAGATACAGGATCTCGGGGCTTCTGGTCATCTTGTGTCGGCACTAGCTTTTGAACATTCTTAATACCCAGTACCTCAAGCATCTGCCGATGCAGATAAGGCATGTCGTATAACTGCGGCGCGCTTGAAGCTAACTGCAATACCGCTTGATATTGCACAACCTTTTGCGACATGGTTGCCGCATTGGGGTCACTGACTGGTATGACATCTACCTGGTCGTAATCCGACTGTTTAGCTCGCGGACTACCATCTTCTGGCTCATAGTCGTAAGACTCAGGGGTGTAATCGCGGATGATGATTTTTAGAAGCCTGAACTCCTGCTTCATTGCATAGTGAATCCGCGATTGAACTGCGCTCATCACCTTTAACGTGCGCTCTAAAATTGCCAGCGTAGTACCCACAGGGGATTGGGCACTCATGTCGGATACCTTCAGATCCGCTGCACTAGCGAACCTACGACCTTCTTCAACGATGGTGCCCAAAAGACTATATAAAACCTGCGACGGCTCCT